CTTCACGCCGGTCACGGTGCCATACTGTGATTTAATCAAAGTCTGGGTTACGGAATCCCACAGCTGGCTCATCGGAGGCAACTGCTTGACAAGCATGACAGGAGTTCCAGCGGTGATGCCACTGATCGGGATACGGGCGATCGGAATCCATACGGTGCCGGAATTGTTCAGGATACTACCCGACGGTACCGTGGGGTCAGCCGCCGTGCCACTGGTGGCGGTGCCCTTCAGCACCGCGAGCGCGATCGTTTCGATGTTGTTCGAGTCTCGCGTGTATTTCACGCAGATTAGGTCGTTGCGGTTCCGTCCTGTGACTCCGCTTTCGATGGTGACGGTTTCCGCCGCGGTGACGCGTGCGTATCGTCCTTCGATCACAAGGTTGAGGACCGGGATGAGCGCTTTGTTTGCTGACTGCATGGTCACGGCGGGGAATTTGCCGTCGCTGCCTTGCAGCAGGTAGTTGCCGTTTCCGACCAGTCCGGCCTGCATGGCTCCTTGGTCGCTGGATGTGATGTGCGGAGCGCCGGCCTTGCCGGTGATGAGATTCATGGTCATGGTCATTCCTTCCTATCTGTTGTGTTGTTGAGGTATGCGGCGTAGGCGGCGTCCTGCGTGGCTGCCAGCGCTTTGAACGTCTGCCAGCATGCGGTACAGACGAGCGCGCCCTGTGCGACTCCGTCGACGGTGGTGTGTGTGATGTCGTGCCAGTCGCTGGAGGTGCGTGGGTCACCGTCGGCGAGGTATGCGGAGGCGTGGCATCGGTCGCAGGTGTATCTGGTGATGTTCGTGGTTCGTGCCATTGATGTTCCTTTCTCTTTCAGGCTGTGCGCTGGTAGATGTGTCCTGGAAGGATGGTGTTGCATTCCTTCCAAGTGCCGCCGTAGGTGGTTCCCGGATTTGTTGTGGCGGTGGTCCAGTAGAGGGAGCCGACCGGGTGGGCGGCGATGAACGCCTGGCTTGCGCTCATGCCCGTCTCGCCCTTGTCGCCCTTCGGTCCGACGAGACTTGTGTTGGAAACCGGTTTGAACGTCACGTTTTTCCCGGTGGCTGTGATCTGCGCGTACATCAGGTTCTTGCCGCCATTGGTCATGGCGAAGAAGTATTCGCCTACGACCGGGGCACGGTTGAAACTGAGTGCCCGCCAGTCAAAATCCGAGCATGCGGACGTCCAGTATCCGGATAGTATGCGTGTGATGATCAAGGCAGGCAACCCGGTCTCGCCGCGTTGGCCGGCCTCTCCTTTCGCTCCGGTGGCCCCGGTCGCGCCAGTGGCGCCGGCAGGGCCCTGCGGTCCTTGCACTCCCTGCTTGCCTTGCGGTCCGGTGTCGCCTTTGGGGCCTTTGACGTTGCCGAGCAGAATCTTCGTCATATGCGCTCCTTACTTTCCGTCATTGATCATGTAGTACAGGTCGCCCGTCGCCGGATCGTAGGAGACGGGAGCCGCCGACGCGGTGGTCGTATCCGCGTACACGGCGTACAGGTCTCCGTTCGGGTCGACCTGGAGCGTGAAGAATCCGGAAGTTGGCGCCGTCACGCCGCTGGCACCCTGCGGTCCTGTCGGTCCCTGTGGGCCCTGCAGTCCCTGCGCACCTTGTATTCCCTGCTTGCCTTGCGGCCCGGTGGGGCCTGTTGCTCCGGTAGGTCCGGCAGGGCCGGTGTCGCCTTTCGGACCTTGCGGGCCGGTAGGGCCTCCTTCTCCGGCGGGTCCGACATCGCCTTTATCACCCTTGTCACCTTTCAGCCCTTCAGGACCTTGCGGGCCGGTAGGGCCGGCAGCTCCAGTGGCTCCTTTAGGCCCGGTCTCGCCGGTATCGCCCTTCACGCCTTGTGGGCCGACGTCACCTTTTGGACCTTGCGGTCCGGCAGGGCCTTGCGTTCCGATGATGGATTGACGGGAAATCGTCTTTCCCGTGAATAGGCTGCCGGACTGTGAAACGCACTGCCAGACGATGCTGTATTTTCCGCCACCTGACAATGCGGTCGAATATTCGTTGGCGAGTGGTGTTCGGTTCAACCACTCGCTCACGTTCCCCGTGAAAGTGGATCCCACCGGATATTCGCCGACGAGGGATTTCTTCATCACGAGCGCCGGAAGGCCGACGTCGCCTTTAGCTCCCTGAACGCCCTGCGCTCCTTGCTTGCCTTGCGGGCCGGTGGCCCCGGTATCGCCCTTGTCACCTTTGGGGCCTTTGATGTTGCCGATCAATAGTCGCGCCATGTGTCACCTTTCCGGGATGTCCACGTACAGGTTCCCGCTCTCGGAGTCCCAGACGAACGAGGGTGGGTTCGTGTTGTCCGGATAGTTCACATACAGGTCGCCGTCGCCTTCCATGCTGAGCGTGAAGAAGCCGTTCGAGGGGGCGGATACGCCGCTGTCGCCCTTGTCACCCTTCTCCCCTTGCGGGCCCTGGATGCCTTGGGAACCTTGGATGCCTTGTCTGCCCTGGGGGCCGGTCGCTCCCTGTGGACCCGTGGGACCCTGCGGACCTGTGGAACCCGTCGGGCCTTGCGGTCCCGCCGCGCCGATCGCGCCGGCATCACCCTTATCGCCTTTCTCGCCGCGTATCCCCTGCAGTCCCTGCGGGCCTTCGGGACCGGCGACGCCTTGCGGCCCTCGCTCCCCGGTCGCTCCTTTCTCTCCCCGAGGACCGGTGGGTCCGGTCGCTCCGGTGGCCCCCTGTGGTCCTGTGTCGCCCTTGTCGCCCTTCTCCCCTTGCGGGCCCTGGTCGCCTTTCGGAAGCCCCAAATTCAAGGTTTTGTCGCTGCCGGCGCCCGTGAGCGTCGCGCTGGCCTGTGCACCGGGGGCGAGCGTGTCCACCGAACCGATTTTCAGGCCGGTGATGTAGTCGCCTTTCGGCTGTTTACCCGACAATGCGTTGTTGAGCGAGTCGATGTCGTTTCTGGTCACGTCGGCACTGAACGTCCAGGAGTCAAGTTTGAGACCGGCTCCCGCGTAGTAGGCGTGGCCACCATCCCCGATTGAGGATTCTCCGCTGTTGCCGCCGGCGCTGGCACCTCCGGATTCGTAGGTGACGGTGAGCACGCCTCCCGAAACCTTGACGATCTTCTTGGAGATCTCGGCAGTGACGACGAGGCCCGTGTTGTTGTCACGGCCCGTGACCAGGTCGCCGACGTCCGCGTCGATGCCGTCGGGAATGTCCACGTCGATGGTGCTGGTGTTCCGAAGTTCCTGGAATTTCTGCCTGCCCTTGTCCTCGAGCTCGTCGGCTTCGGCGTTGGACAACTCGTATGTGGCGGTGCGTTCGTCAAGGCCTTTGAGGGTCTGCGTGTGGCTGAACGTGCCGTTCGCGTCGGCGTACCAGTGGATGACGGTACGGTCCTTGAGTTCGCCCTTGCCCAGACAGATGAGATGGTTGATAGGGTGCGCCGCCTGTTTGGCGGTGAAGTCGATGAGGTCCGAGTCGATGCTGTCGCCGATCGTGCGGACGGGCATGGCGCTCATGGCCACCTTGTCGCCGTCATTACGCAACCGGAGTTTGAGTCCGCTTGCCCTGAGCATCTTGACCAGACCGCTGTACAGGTCCACGTACCGGTCGAACTGGCAGGTGGTCTTGTGGTCGGCGCTTTCGTCGGTGACGGTGAACAGGCCTTGCAATCCCGCACGGCTGACGAGCGTGCGCATGATGACGGGAATCGTGCCGGACAGGGTGAGGTAATCGTTGTTCCTGTCCGGTTCGATGATCTTCGAGGCGAGCACTCCATGCCAGTCGCGGCCATGCCATGTGACGGTGGACAGGCCTCCGTCCACGTCGACATCCGTGTCATCGATGATGCCGCCGTACTCGGTGCCGTCGATCATGATGCGGCTCCCCGCCTTGAGCGCGGCGTCTTCGACCTGCAGGTCGAAGTCGTTCTCCCCGCTACCGAACGCGAGGTCGAGCGTGTATGAGGCGTGGCTCGCCACGGGTTTGCCTGTGGCGTCGGTGACGATCAGGTCCATGGCGGTTCGCTCCTTTCCTCGCAGACCGTCAAGTCGAATTGGAATCCTCCCGGCCAGCTGATCGGCTGTGTTCCGGGCGCGAGCGGTTGGAACACGTACCGGCCGGAATCCTTGCCCGACCCTCGCACGGCCTGCGCGAAGCAGTTTGTGGCGAGACCTGTGCCGCTGACCATGGTGACGGTCCTGACATCGCCGGTGCCGTCGATTTCCAGACGCGAGCCGGATGGCACGGTCACGTCGACCTCGTACCGGTTGTTTCCGATGATGACGTACGGTTGCGCGCATGGTCCGAATATCGTGAGCTTGACCGGCTGCGGGATGGACGTGTCGTTGACGATCTCGGCACCCAATGCCATGCCGGCGAAATCATGCGGATAATCATATGGATAGTCAAGGTCGGCGGTTCCGGAATCGTATCGCGGCGTGAAATGCGTCATGGTCGGACGGCGCCACACGCCATCGGCCAGCACGATGGTCAACTGCGTCTCGACCATCGTGGGCGTGATGGATTGCGGTTCGCTTTTCGTGATCCACGCTTTGGCTTCCCATTCGCCGTCGGCCACGAGCGTGCCCGGGTTCCCGGATGCCATGTCGGCGTCCGCGAGGCGGCGCAATAGGTCGAGCGTGGCTGGAGAATCGTGGATCTTCACGGTGACTGTCGCCTCGCGTGCCTTGCGTGCGATGCCCGTGATGCCGCGCGAGGCGAGGCTGTAGTCCCAGACGCGGGCGCGCAGTCCCGTGAGCGTCTCGCCGTACAGCGGCCCCTCGAAGCCGATGCGCTCACCTGTGGCCGCGCACACGTATTCAAGCGATTGCACTTCTCACCTTCCTTGCGAAGTCGCGGTCGCCGATCGTCGGCGTGTACCTGGCGATGATCGATCCGAGGTCGTCGTGCAGCGATTCGACGGCCGCGATGAGTTCCCGCAGATCGCCGTCGCCGGCATTGGCGCCGGTGCCGGCCGTGACGTTCAGCCTGCCGGTCTTCGACCAGTCCGCGTCGGAGAGGCTCATCGTGGAGACGAGCGAATCCATGGAACGGCTGACCACATGCGCGGAATCGTCGATGCCCAACGCCATGCCACGTCCGACCATCACGCCGACCTCGTCGCGGAACACACGCGACGGGGAATGGATGCCCAAAGCGTTCTTGGCCTTGTCCACCAAGCCCGACAACGCGTTGGTGATGCTGGAATACAACGAGCCGACCATTCCTGTGATGCCGTTGATCAATCCCTGGATGATGTTGCGTCCCGCGCTGACGAGCCAGCTTCCCGCGCCGGACACCGCGCTCCGGACGGTTCCGCCGATCCCGCTCACGACGCTCCCGACACGGCCAACCATGTTGCTTACGGTGCCGACGATGCCGCCCCAGACGCTCGACACAATGCTTCCGACGCCGTTCCACAACGCGGCCCACACGCTTCGGATGGTCGAGCATGCGGCGGATACCACTCCGCTGACCATGCCGATGCCAGCGGAGACGACGCCTTGGATGCCGCCCCACACTGCCGACGCGATGCCCTGGATGGCCGACCACGCGGCGCTCCAGTTCCCGTTGACGACCGCGAGCGCCAGTTGGATGATGCCTTGGATGACGGCGAGTGCGGTGCTGATGACTGTGGTGACGATGGTCCATGCGCCTTGTACGACGGTGGATATGGTGTTCCAGAGTCCGTTCCAGACCGTGCTGATGATGGTGGCGGCGGTTTGGAAGATGGTTTGGATGTTCTGTATTCCGGCTTGCAGGAGTGGTGTGATGGTGGTGATGAATGTTTGGATGCCGGTGATGATCGCGGTGAGTGCGGTCATGATGATGGGGCCGATTGCGTTCCAGACGTTTTGGAGGACGGTGGTGATGAGTGTCCATCCGGTTTGCCAGATTTGCTGGATTTGGCTCATGGTCTGGGTGATGAATATGGCGATGGCTTGCAGGATTGGCTGGCATGCGGTGCTGATCTGGTTCCAGATTCCCATGAACCATGTGGCGAAGCTGTTCCAGAGTCGTTTGCCCGTTTCGGTTTGGGTGAAGAACCATGTCAGTGCGGCGACGACCGCGCCGATGGCTACGACAAGCATGCCGATCGGATTCGCATCCAAGGCAGCGCTGAATGCCAATTGCACGGCGGTAGCAGCCTTGGTCACCGAGCTCCACGCCGATTGGGCGGCCTTGACGATATTGAACGAGCTGGCGAGTTGCTTCAGGCCGCCCGCCGCGCTTCCCACGTCGGATAACTTGCCGATCAGATCGAATGCGGCCGTGGCGGTCTTCTCCACGCCGGAGGCGGTCGCGGAGATGGCCTTCAGTCCGCCGGAAACCGTTTTCAGCCCGGTCGAGACGATGTCCCAGCCCTTGACCGCGAGCAATGCGATGGTGATGGCCTTCAACGCGCCGGACACCAGCGCGCCGTTCTGCTGCGCCCACTGCCCGACCGACTGCAGCCAGCCGCCCACGGTCATGAGCGCGCCGGTGAGCGTGTCGAGGACCGCCGCGAACCGCTGTGCCGCCAATCCCGCCGTCTGCCCGGAGTTGTCGAAGCCGAGCGCCTGCGATGCGGCCGAGACGAGCGCCGTGGCCACCGATGCAAGTCCGGTGGCGAGGTTCGCCAGCGCATGCAGGAAGGGCTGGAGAGCACCTGTCTCGATGAACGTGTTGACGAACGTCTTCGCCCATCCCGCGGCGTTGGCCAGGGACTGCGCGGCCGATGCGAGCAGATTCCCGAGCGCGGAGACGATGCCGCCGAATCTCGAGGAGGCCTCGCCGCCGAGGTTCAGTTTGGAGGTCAGCGAGACCATCGCGGCAGCCAGGCCTGACAGCTGCGCCCTGAGGCTCGTGACCGATGCCATGAGCATCTGGATCCCCGGCAGGTTCCGGACGAACGTGGAGAATGAGGCGAGCTTCGCCTGCGCTGTGGGGATTGCCTGCTCCAATCCCTTCTGCAATCCGGCGCCGACTTTCTCCAGCGTCGGTTTCACGGCGGCGGTGAACGAGTCGATGAGCGGTATGGCCTGGTTGAACAGGCCTCGCAGGCCGTTGAGGACCGGCGTGGCCGCGGTCTCGCCGAGTCGGCTCAACGCGGCCTTCACGTTGGCCAGGGCGCCGGCGAACGTGGTGCCGGCGCTCTGGGCGGCGCCGCCCAATCCTTCCTGCATGGCGTCGGCGAAGGTCTGGAAGTCGATCTTGCCGTCCGAGACCATGTCGGACACTTCGGCGCTGGTCTTGTTCAGATGCTTGCCGAGCATCTGGAGGACAGGGATGCCGCTCGACATGAGCTGGAGCATGTCGTCGCCCTGGAGTTTGCCTCGCGCGGCGACCGACCCGAAGATCATGCCGATGTCGGTCAGGCTACGGCCGCTGATCTGCGCGGTGTCGGCCACGGTCTTGAGGACCTTGGTGAGCTGGTTGCCTTCCTTGATGCCGGAGGCGGACAGGCTGGCCGCGACGGTCGCGGCGTCACCCAGTCCGAACGCGGTGCCTTTGACGGAGGCGAGCGCGTCGTTCATGATCTCGGTGACGCTGGCGCTGTCGTGGCCGAGGCCTTTGAGTTTGGCTTGCGCGTTCTCGATGTTGAGGGCGCGGGTGAAGCCGCCTTTGGCGGCCAATGCGGTGATGCCGCCTGCGATGGTGGCGATCGCGCCTGTGCCGACCTTGCCGATTTTGCCGAATGCTCCGCCGATTTTCGAGATGAGGGTGTTGGAGCTTTTCTTGGAGGCTTTGTTGACGGCGTCGCCGATGTCGCCTTCGATGCTTTTGCCGAATCCTTTGCCGGATGGTTCGACGTGGACGTATGCGACGCCTATGTCCTGTGCTGCCATCGTGTTTCCTTATTCGTAGGTTGGGATTCCGATGGCGGTCGGAGTCAGAGGTCGTCGTTGATGTGGAAGTAGGCTTTGAGCCGTTCCCTGTCCTCGCGTTGACGGCGGGTGAGGTTGTGCGTCGGGGTTGGCGGGCGGAGCGGGTCGTGCTCGTGGTCGAACCATGGGCGTTTGCGTTGTCCGGACAGCATCCAGACCACCTGTTCGGCTCCGTCGGGCGCGTAGACGGCGTTCTGCAACGCCATCCACGAGTGGCTCGTATGGTCTTTGAGGATTTCGCGGGTCAACGCCCAGGCGAGTCCCCAATCGACTCGTGGACGTTGGCCTTCAACCCATTCCCGGAAGCGTACGGGCCTGTAGATCTGCCCGTACGCTCGGATCCAGTCGTAGGCTAGCGCCGCGCGGTGGTTGTTCCAGAGGTGGGCGAGGTAAACGCTTTTGGGTCCAGTCCGGATTCGTCGGCCCACGCCTTCACCGTGGCGATGAGGTAGGCCATCGGGCGTTTGGTCTTACGTAGCGCGGTCCAGAAGTTCGGCTGCGCGTTCTCGAAGTATGCGAGGAACGCGGCCATGCACGCGCTGGTCTCCTCGTCGGAGAGCGTCGGCCTGCTCTTGACCAGGAGGATGGCCTGCACGAGTTCGATGGGCAGTTCCGCGTTGTTGAGGTTCGGCAGGTCGAGTTTCGCTCCGGCGACCTCGAGGTGCACGTCGGGCTTGAGCTCCTCCGCGTCGGAAAGGTCGACTTCGACCATGTGGTAGGTGTTGTCGCTCATGTTGGCTCCGTTCTGATGTTGGCGGTTGGTAAAAGGATCCCGTACCGTCGACCGCCATCGGCGGCACGGGAAGAATCGATGGGCTACTTGGCGTCTTCGGTGACGAGGCCCCACGCGTGGAACTGCTCGCCGTTGGTGCCCTTGAGCATCTTGAACGTCATGCTGAAGTTCATGATCTCGCTGGATTTCAGGCTCACGTCGTCGCGGTCGGACACCTTCGCGTTGGTGCCGTACAGGAGGAAGGGGCGGTCCTGCTGGTCGAGCGCGACCAGGACGAGGATCCATTCCTTCTTCAGGCCGGCGCCCTTGATGCTGATGCCGCCGTCGGATTCCACGTCCACGTCGAAGTAGGCGGATACCACGTCCTTGCGGCCTTCCATCGCGGCGAGCTGGAGCGTCCAGTAGCCCGGGTCCGTGTCGGACAGGACGATGTCGCCGTTGTGCGCCTTGTAGTCGGTGCTGTCGCCCGGCTCCGGATGCAGGACGGCGCCGTCCTCGGTGCTGTATCCGATCGGCTTCTTGTTGGACGGCGGCGTCCAGTTCACGCCGGTCGGCGCGACGAAAGTGCTGTCGCCCTTGGGGAACAGGAACAGCGCGTAGTTCTTGATCAGACGCACGTTGCCGGCGGTATTGCCGTTGGACACGTACCCATAGTCGGTCGATCCGAGCCCGTCCTGCAGGCTGGTTTCGGATGCCGTCTGTTCGACGGCGATGGGTTCTTCGTTGCTGTCAGACATTCCTGTCTGCACCTCGCTTCCGTTCTGCGTGTGGCGGCACGTCTTTGCTTGTCTTTTCTTGTGTTTTCAGTTCAGGCGACGGATACCTCGAGCAGGAGCACGCCGTACGCGCTCACCAGTCTCTTGTCCTCGTCGGTCATGCGTACCGGCCCGGATTCCAGTGACGCGCTGATGAGCGGCGCGACGGTTCCGAGCCTGATGATCTCCCTCGCGATTGCCGCCCACAGGCGGGCGGCCTTGTCCCAGTCGCCCGTATGGTCCTCTCTCATGCAGCGCACGCTCAGCCGCAGTCGCACGGCCTGGGAGATGGGAGTGCTCATGCCTTGCATGGAGTCGGCCAATGTGGCTTCGGTGAAGGGAGGTTCGAGGTCGTTGCGTTCGATCGTGTCGAACGTCACGTCCGGGAACAGCTCCCGCAGCCTGGGCAGGAGCAGCGGCTCCGTGCGCCGTGGGGTGATGGGGATGCTCATACGCGCATCCTTCCGAGCGTGTCCTCCAATGTGCCGTGCGCCTTCTCCACGGGTGCGGGGCAGAGGATGGCCACGCCGTTTCGGTTCGCGCCGTTATGGTCGCGAACCATGCACCGGCTGTCGGTGACGGCCTCGTTGGCGGCGTCGCGCATGCGGCCCCGCAGGGTCTCGTTCTTCAGCACCTGCTGGCTGAATGCCTTTCGGTTGAATACGAATCTGCATCGTTTGGCCATGCTTATCCTTCCCGTTCGCCCACGGTGATGACGTCGCCTATGTGGCGTCCGTGGAGGTTGTTCCACACTTGCGGTTTTCCTTTGACGGGCAGGAGGATGCCTCTGACTTTGATCAGGTCGGTGGCTTGGATGCCTGTCGGCTGGCTACCGCGGATGTGGATCGTGTATTCGGTGGTCTGCGGGCTGGCGTTCTCCTCGGTCTGGTCGGTGGTGGAGGTTGGCGCGACCATCGCCTGGAACGTGCCGACGCGGGCGGGTTTGCCCTGGATGGGGTTGCCGTCCGTGTCGGTGCCGGGCTGGCCGCGCCACACTTCGATGGTTTCCACTAGGAGACCTCCCCCGTTGCCATGTCGACGCTGAACGCGCGCTGAGCGTTGATGCCAAGGATGCGTTTCTCGTCGTCGCGCAGCCACAGGTCGCCGGTGGGCGCTCCGAAACTGTATTGTTCGCTGAAGCTGCCGGTGGTCTGGTTCATCTGCGTGACGCCGCCGGGAATGTCGAGCGGGTCGGCCTGCATGATTCTGCGGACGATGTCGCAGGTGATCTTCGTCAACAGTCGCGGCCGTTCGTCGAGGAGCCGCTGCCAGTTCGGGGAGCGTTCCTTGATGTAGTCGGTCACGTCCATGAGATGCGTGTCGGCCTTCTCACGTTCATCGTCGGTGAGTTTGTGCCATCTCCGTTCGAGGTCGTCGGAGGTGGCGAACACGTCTGGTTCGACAGTCATGTCGGACTCCGTCAGGCGGTGAGCAGGACGAAGCGGTTGATGTCGCGGATACGGAAGCCGACCTCGATTTCGATTCGCACGGCGAACATGTTGTGCTCCCACAGGTTGACCTGCTTGCCGTCGATGGTGATGGACGCCTGGTCGGAGATGCTTGTCTGCATTCCTTCGACGGAACCCCATGCGGCGGAGGAGAATTCGCCGCACACGCCGAGGATCTCTGCCTTGGCCGGTCCCGGTGTCTCGGATACGGCGGGCACGTGAACGCCCTTGCTGATGTAGGTGCGGTTGCCGAGCACGGTGCTCACGTCGGAGGCGGCGGTGCCGTTGAGGAACAGGGGGCGTCCGTTGTTATCGGTCGCCTGCCGGAGCACACTGCGACCCTGGGTGCTCAACGCCCAACCGTCCACGGTTCCATCCGCTTCGGACACGAGGTCGTCGGCTTTGTTCAGGTTCTTCCACACGTCCTTGCCGATGCTGACGGTCTGCGCGCTCTTCAGGGTGTCGAAGTCCGCTCCCGGAGCGTCGACGAGACCCATGATGGTCTTGTCAAACGTGCGGGCGATGGCTCCCGGACCCTTCGCGACCACTTGGTCGTAGAGAGCGCCGAAGTCTCGGCGGAACTGGTTGGAGAACGGCATGATGACCGCGATGGTGTACGGCAGCATGTCCTTCTTGCTGAAGGTGACGCCGCTCTTCGGCTTCTCCGCACCCTCATTGACCCATGCGGCCTCCGGGTCGCCGATGATGATCGGCACGCGAGTACCGTTGCCGGGCAGTTTCATCTCCGGCACGAGCTGCATGAACGCGCTCTTGTATTTTGCGGTCTGCAAGATCTCCGCCTGGGTTTCAGGGGTGAGGTCTAGACCGTTGCTTTTTCGGGTCATGGACGGATCTGTCATGGTTTGTCCTTTCAAATGAATGTTGTTTGCTGGTTGGCTCACAGGAGCGTGTTGCTCATGGCGTTGACGAAGTCCTCGCGGCTGGAATGTTTAGCCTTGGCCTGTCCGGTGCGGGCGCTCTGGTCCGCAACCGTGCCGCGGGAACGCATGTCGGCGAACACCTTCATGAGTTTCTCGGCGTATTCGCCAATCTGCTTCTCGTCGTCGCCCGCGAGGACGCTCGGGTCGGTGATGCCGTGTTTGGCCGCGACGTTGGCGCGTATCGTGGAGAGCTCCTTCTCGTGTTCGGCCTGTTTGGCTTCGCTTTTGAGCTTCTCGTTCTCCTCGAGCGCCTTGGAGAGTTTCGATTCGAGGTCGGCAGTCTGTCCGGCCTTCTCCTTGAGCTCCTCGTAGTCGCTTTTCCTGCCGCGTTCCCTGCCGAGACGCTCGTTGATTATGCGGTCGACTTCCTCCTGGGTGAAGGTCCTCAGCTTCGCGTTGTTCACGTCCTTTGGGGCCGGAGAGTGCTGTTCCGGCTCCTGTTGGCCGTCCGCGCCGGTCTGGTTTTCTTCTGCCATGGTTGGTGGCTCCTTTGCTTGTTCTTGGTTTCCACGCCTGACGCCGGCGAGTTGACGGCCATTCTTGTTGGTTTCGCGCATGGCTGCGCCCCGCCCCATCGCTGGGGTGTGAAAGGTAAAAGAAAAGCCATCACGTTTCGACGTGATGGCTTTCTGGGATTCAGAGATTTCCCAGCGCTTTTCTTCGCGCGTATTCGGACCGCAGCTCGTCGGTCGACACATAGTCGCCGACGGACCAGCGCTTCTTTCCTTCGTTCCTGACCCATTCATATTCGTCCTGTGGCATGGAGATATCGCCATACTTGCGTTTGATTTCCGCAAGATGGCGCTCATCGGTGACTTCCTTCAAATCACCGGGCATAAACGTGAAACGGTCGGAACGATCCATAGGCTCAATCATAGCAGTCTCAGATAAACGATCGGTCTGCCGTCGGATGCTCCAAGCCCTTCGAAACGAAGAGCCCTTCCTCTCGGCAGAAGAATTTCGTATTCTCCCGGATGCTGAGTGATCGGCTCCACATACACGCCGGCGCTTCCCGGCGGTACCAGGATTCTTGTGGCGATGCGGTCTTCCCCATCAACGTCAATGCCTCCCTCCTTGATGCTGGTGGCCATGTAGCCGATGTGTTCGAAGGTGCGACCGGTATTCAAATCGAAAAGCGACTCCATGTCGTTGACGTGGAACGTCGACAACCGCATCTGCCTGTCGACCGTGAAACGTTCTCGGGTGATATGGTCGGATATCGCTTCGTCGATGCATTCGACCTGATGGATGACGTCTTTCGACGGGTTTCGTCCGCCGAACAGGTAGCCGTTGATACTTTTGTAGCTGTCTCCGGTCCAATCCATCAAAGCCGCGATCTTCTCGTCGTTGGAGAATCTATCTCCAGGCATCCTGACGCTATAATCCGACAATCTCGATAGTTCGGAAGCATTGATCGGAATCGATTTGCCGCTCCATCGAATCGTCGGTTGGGCAGTCACGCCATCATTGACCTCATCGTGATAGATGCGTCTCAATTGGGCTAGCGTGTCACGCCAGTCGCCGTCATCGCCGGCCGCGGCCTTGGCTGCCTGGTACATTTCACGATACTTGTCCGGATCGTATCCTTTGAGTTTGCTGCTGCCCCAGCTTGGCACGATGTCGCAATCGCAGTCAGCATGGTATTGCATCTGCCGTCCGGCGGTGTCCCCGCTCAGGTAGGAGAATCCACGCGAGGCGAGCATAAGGCAGAACGCGCATGTCTTAGCCCCTCGTGGGACGCGAGCCCAGCGAGGCTTGGTGGGATCGTTGGCCACGGCCCTCTGCATGGTCATCCGGCCGACCGTCTGAACCAGATTCTGCACGTATTCCAGCGCCTGCTCCTCGTCGGCGAACGTTGGCCACAGGTCGTCGATGGTTCTTCCGGCGTTGTTATGCACGACGCCGTTCTCATCTGGAATGACGTCCTTGTAATGCAATCCCATGAAGTCGGTGTTGTTGAAACCGCCTTCCATCTGCCAGACCGCACGGTCGGCGGTGATGGTCGGCGGCTCGTATTCCGGCATGTCGATTCCGCCGTATTGCGCCCATAGGTCGCGCACATGGCTGTAGTAGTCGGATGCGAGTTTGTTGGCCGCGTCGGCGTACCGGTTGATCTCCGCTTTGATGAGTTCCTGGCTTTCACCGTCCCAGACAAGTCCTGAAACGCTGTTGCCTGCCTCCTTCTGCAAGCGGCTCATGGTGTCCGTGTAATCCTCGTACAGGTCGTTGAGGTCGAGTTCAAGCCTTCTGTGTTGTTCCGGAGGCAGGTTCAGACTGTTCAGGCTCATTTCCGCCGCCTTCCGGTAGTTTGAGGCTGACCGGCGTCATGCCGGTGAATTCAATGCCTTTCAGTCCAAGCATCGATGCCGCGGATTCCGGTGTCACCCCGGCTCTGATCGCTACTCCCAGTGCGTCGAAGCTGTCCTTCAGCCCCCCCGCAACAGTTGATTGCGTGGAAGCGTCGGTCTGGCGTTCCCCGTCGTCCTGCGTCTGCTCCGTCTGTTGGCGCATGCCGCGAATCTGGTCGAGGACCTGTCCGGCTTGAGCCTTGCGCTGGTCGGCCTTCAAGCGGACGATCTCGCTTCTGCTCAATCCGGCGCGGGTCATGCCGACCTCGCTGTTGGCGAACGAGTCGATGCTGCCGGCGAGTTTGCTGAACGCGTCGGCGCTCATGGAGCTTGACGGAGTGTTGGGGTTCTTCCAGTCGACCTGCAGTTTCATCAGATCATCGTCTGACACCGATGGATCCTGTATGCGCGCCACGAGGCGTGCCGCCTGCAGGATCGATTCGCCGAAATCGCGGTCGCAGTGGCGCGCCTCGATAATCAGGTCCTCGCGTTGCGCCTCGGTCGCGTCCGCTGACGTCGGATTCGCGTCCGATACGATGCCGAGCGAACTGGCGGGAATGTTCATCGCGCTGGCGAACATGGCGGCCCAGCTTTTCAGCATCGTCAGGTGCGGATCCATGCTGGATGCGGCCAGTTGGGTCACTGTCGGCGAATCACCGTCCGCGTCCTTGCTGATCATGTTGTAGCGACCCATGTAGAGTTTGAGCGCGGCGTCCGCGCTCAAGGACGCGAGCTCGTCGCTGGTGCCCATGAGCAGGATTTTCGGGAATGCGTAGAATTCGGCGTTCGCCTCGGCGCGCACGATGGTGCGGTTCGCGCCGTCGATGATGTTCATCGCGTCATGGCTGATGCGGGAGCGTCCGAATGGTTTGACTTCGGTGGCTTTGTAGGCGAGGCGGAACACGCTGCATTCGCCGTTCACGGTGGGTTGCGATCCTTGCACGTACCATGTGCCGAGACTGCGGGACACGCTGATGTTGCGCGTCGGCATGTAGAGCACGAGTCCGATGGCCTCGTTGTCGTTGTTCACGTCGGTTATGGCCATGCATGCCTTGACGCGTCGGTTCGGGTAGTCCCAGATCGCTGCCGAGCTTTCCGCGGTGTGGGTGCGGATGAGAGGCCTGTTCTCCGCGTCTTGGATGACGCTGAGGAACGAGCAGCCGTGAATGAGTGCCGTCTGTATGGCCTGCTGAAGGACGCTGGTGAAGCCGATTCTGCTCATGAAGTCCTGTAGTTGGAACGGATCATCGACACCAGGCGAGACGAATCCCTCGAATACGCAAAGCTCGGCGAGCATGTCCACCGCCTTGCGTGCCCATCCCAATGGCGTGTAGTGGTCCTTGATGGACTGTGGAACCGTGAGACCGAAGTCGACCAGCGGCTCTTTCGATTCGTAGTATGCGGTGAGTTTCCGATTGCGGCTCGCATGACGTGTCCACACTTCGGCGAGCTCTGCGAGCAGTTCGTTCTCTTGGTTTGTAAGCCCGTCGATGCTGGTGGGCACAACCAGTTTCGTCAGCGCCACCGATCCTCCGGACGGCCGCCAGCTATCCGGAACGTTTGTCATCTGGATGTCGCCCATTTAGATTCCTCCGATGGTCTGTCGTCTTCCGGGATGTCGTTTTGTCGTGCACGCCCCGTACAGGGCGATCGTGGTGGACACGAGCGGGGTTATGTCAATGTCACTGCCGAGCTTGTTCCATGCGATCGCGCCGGACTGTCCCAATGGACGCGTGGTCGCGCCCTTGACGGCTGCGGCCAGCTGCGGCTGGTATTCGTCCGGCGGGTGCTTGAGCGTTCCGGCTTTGAGCATGTCGAGGAATCGGCCGCATGCGCGGCCCATCTCCTGCATGTTCGTCACGGTGACCTTCACGTGCGCGGCCTTCAGTTCGGGCAGCAGGCTCATTGCCGGGGACTGCGCGTCGATGACCACGCTGGCGGTCTTCGGCCAACGTTCGGCGAGCCAGTCCACGGCCCACATGGTGCCAGCCTGCCGCGCGTCCTTGATGTTCGCCATCTGGACGATGGCCGAACCGTCCGCGTATCGTAGCGCCGCTCCGATGGTCAGCACGCTCCTGTCCGGAGGCATGTCGATGCCGAAGCTCACCGTGCCGCCCTCGGGCACGTCGTCGACGGCCGCGGCCTGCCACAGGTCGGGACTGATGGCGTATGCGGTGGCGGTCTCGTCCCATATGCCAAGCGCCTCACGACGGAATGAATCGTCCGACAGGTTGTTGCGCATGCGCATGATTGCCTGTTCGCTTGTACGTTCCGGATAGCTGGGATTCGCTTTAGCCCACTGTTCGCGGTCGTCCGGATCCGCGTCCTTGTCGGCGGCGAGCTCCACGTAGAGGAGGTTTCCGTCATGGTTCAGCGCATGCATGCGTTTCTCCGTGAACGCCTCGCACTGGTCTCCCGGCTTGGGTGGATTGCCCATATACACGACCAGGGGGTTAGGACTCGTGTTCAAAACCGGAATCATGTTGTCCATCGCGCGCACTGTGAGGATCTGCGCTTCGTCGAACACGGCCACGTCCACGCTGTGCAATCCTCGGCCGAAACCGTTTTCGCGGGCGCCGAACATGATGCGGCTGCCGGACGTGAACGTGATCTCCTGTTGGCCGTTTGCTCTGCGAATGCGTTCCACGTACCGGCCGAGCACTGGATTGTGCTCCATCTCGCACATGTCCGCGAATGTCTCGTCGCTGGTGCGCGTATGGTGGGCGGTCCAGATGGCTTTCAGGTTCGGTGTGAGTATCGCCTTGAGGAACAACGCGGTGCCGACGGTGAAGGTCTTGCCGATCTGCCTGCAGCTGGACAGCACGGCGCCGTCCGCGCCACACGCATACTTGCCTTCCGCGTTCTTGGCGAACAGAAGCCACAAGAAGCCCTGCTGCCACAAGTCGAAACGGATGCCGGCCTTGCGCGCAGCTTTGTTGATTCGCGTGAACTCGCTGCCGACGATGCCTTCCGGCTGGCGGAGGACCTTGGCGATTTCAGACAATCGACGCTCCGACATCGTCCGTCACCTCGTCTTCCTCATCGTCCAGCAGGTCGGTCAGGCCACCGACCTGGAGCGATTCGATGCGGTCGCATACGGCGATGAGCTGGCGGCTGATCGCAGGCAGTGCGTTTGCCGGTGTGGACGTGTCATCCATGGCCTTCTGCAGTCGGTCACGGTTGGCGCGCAGCATGTCCAGCATGCTGCCGTCCATCATCCTCTCGAAGCTCCGCTGGTCGAGATCCCTTTCCGGCTTCTGTTTCGTTTCCACGGCTTTGACGGGCGGCTTACCGTTCCGGTCCTGTGCGGGCCGATTCTTTTTCCGACGCCGATAGTCTTTCTGCCTGCATTTCGCGGAGCAATATTTCTGTTGGCTGCCCTTACCACTTGGCCTAAATTGCTTACCGCATACTTCGCAAATCATTGCGTTTCCTTCATTCCAAAACCAGTGAGGAACCCGAGTTCTTCGCGCAATCTTGTTGCAGCAGCTTCCGCCCGTGCAAGCGTCTTGAATGGACCTCTCTTGTATGCCTTCCTATTCTTGATAACCTCAACTTGCCATGCTTTTCGATCGTTACGCCAGTAGACACCACGGATTCCGGATTTGCTGTTCTTATTACAGGAAACACGATATTCGGAATTCTCCTGAACCGTTACTGTTCTCAAATGGTCTGGATTAACGCATGAACGGTTGTGACAGATATGATCAATCACCATCCCATCTGGGATAAACATGTTATGAGTCAATGCATATGCGAAGCGATGTGCCGGAACGGACGTCTTTGCCAGACGGAATGTGCCATATCCCTTTGGGTGATGAGCACCGTTCCATTCCCAACATTTACTAGGGTCAGTGCTTCTGAAGTATTTATTAAATCGTTCTATGTCAGATGCTGACGCTTTGAAAAAGGCCATATTCCGCCTTTCATTCAACGTATGCGTAACACAATTCGTTACGCTTAAATTTCAAGAGAAATATCGGCACTGCACCCGAGGCTACCCCAAGGGGGTATGACCGGGTACCCTGCCCTGGTATCGGGTCAGATGCCGAACGTTTTGAACGGCATCGAGCTTGATTTCACTTCCTGTCTGCCAGCCAGCAGCGCTCGTGCGTGTTCGTCTGTCTTGTCGCTCTTCATCCTGTTGCAGATGCGGTGCGTGAGCCTGCAGTTAGTGAAGCTGTATGGATCGCCGCCCCGTGAGACCGGTATGAGTTCGTCCACTTCGGCGCTCATCGGATGTGGTGTCTTCAATGTCTTGTCGACTGGCTTGCCGCAGATGGCGCACACATCGTATGCGGCCAGCACTCTTTGCCTGAGCATGCGCCGCCGGTATCCGTTGCTGACCCGCTCGTTGCGTCGCTTGCTCATGGTTATTCCTTCGTATGAAGTCCTAGCATGGCCGACCACGTGTCGACTAGGGATTCCGTCATCTGCGGATATCCCCTCCCGAGATTATTCATGGAGCGCCTTCGGCGGGAGTCGAACCCGCGCATACACGCGGCCGCAAGGAAGAGGATCCGAAGATCTGCGACCGGTGCGATCTGCCACTGATTCCTACGAAGGCATGGACAGGCGGTTTGAGCATCACCGCATCACGTAAGCGCGGGATTGGCTTGCCTGCCACTGTTGGTGTATGCCACTCTGACGCGGAGCGTGTCCGATATGCCGTTCGGACAGGACAGTGTTACGCAACCCAAGGAGTTAGGAGAATCCAAGGTGGATATGAGAAAAGGGTTCAAACCAAGTCACCTCGGTTTGAACCCTCTAATCCACTGACAATTATGCCTTGCACTTCGAGAAACGTCAAATCGAGTCGCGTCGGGAAAGCTGCCTGTGCACGTCGGCGAGACGGTAGAGCGGCTGTCCCTTCCCGTTCTTGCCGGCTGGTTGGATCCTGCCACGACTGCGCCACGAGTAGATCGTGTTCACGCCGCATTGGAACCCGCATTCGCGCAGGAGTTCGGCGCATTCCCCTGCCGTGAACGCTTTGCCGGATGCGATGCACTCCTTCAGGAAGCCGAGCCGCACGTCCACCACGCGGTAAGTGCCGCCGCATACGGGGCAGGTGACCTCGACCGCGTCGATGGGCGCCGACAGTTCGACACCGCACAATGGGTTCGGGCATCTTCCGATGCCGTGCTTGGAAGGCGGTACGTCGATGATGTCCAGCGTCTTTCGGACCATCGACTCCCACTCATGGTAGAAGTCGGCGATGTCAGGCATGCGGCGCAGTCGAGGACTGCCGGCGCAGACACGCAGCATGTCCACCAGCGGCGGATGCACGCCACAGGTAGCCCAAGGCATGGCAGGCGGAGCATACAACCGGCGCCAGAGTGCGATCGCGGCATCCTCGATGTCCTGCATGTGGTCGAGCACCGGCAATCGGATTGGCGTCGGCGCGGCTGGAAGGTTGACGCGTCCAGGCTGGCGGCCTCCGTAGTGCGCGGTCGAGTCCAGGAACTCATGCAGCGAATCCAACCATGATGGATATTCCCGCAGCCAGCCGCGCATCAGCCCATCGCATCTCGCGCACATGGTGTCGCCGACAGCGCATCCTCCGCCGCAGACGAGGCACACACCGGCGAGCGCTGGTGTTGTTTGGCTGGTGTTTGTTGTGGTGTTGGTGGTGGTTGGTTGGGATCCGTTGGTCGGTTCGTACATTTGTTCGATTCCCTCCGGCGTGATAGTCTGGTTTGTGGTAATGCCAGAGCCCGGCCGGAAGGTCGGGTTCTTTGTTTATTCGGTGGCGGAGTCCTGTTCTTCAAGGTCGACGTGTTCGATCTTGGCTCTATGGCGGAGCAGACCGGCGTATTCATCCATGACGTCAAGCTGCCTGCTCAACAGAGTGATCGGGCAGGTGAGCTCGAAGTCGAGCGTGCCATCCGCATACAGCTGCAGCATGTCCCTGAGCCTGCCGGCACGAGCGGCCAACTCACGGTATTCGACGCGCATCCGCTCCTTATAATCGGATCCGTCGGCGCTCGCGGGTTGCGCTTGGTCGGCGGCGGCGAGCACTTCGATGGCTTGGCGAACGTATCCGTCGCGGATCCATTCGGATGCGGTCCGCCATTCCTCGTGGATGATTTCTGTGGAGTCCTTGCGGAGCGCCCATTTGAGTCCGAACAGACGTTCAGCGACGGCTTCGGTTCTCGCGTCGATAGGCGGCAGTGGCGGTTCCAGTGTTTCCTCGCTCATTTCGATTCCTTTCTCTGTTGATTGTGCATGGTCTTCCGGGTCTTGTGTCGCAGCAGCCACACCGCCCATCCGGGCGGTTCGGTCCAGATGGTCAGATGCGAGGACGCGGCGTACAGCTTCCACCACCTGCCGCAGATGACGCAATGCTCTATCCTGCGCAGGCTGACCTCGTATTGCGCCGGACCGATGCCATTGCTCGCGCAAATGAATGTCCCGACCGCGCTCCGGCACGCATGCGGCGAGCGCCGTTTGTTGCGACTGATGCCGTGCATCATTCCGCCTCCTTCTCAAGGATGTAGACGATTGTCGGCGGGAATGATGGCTCATAGCATATGTTCGGCTTCACCTCGTACTCGCCTTTGCCGCCGAGTCCCGGCAACACGTCGGTGCGCATCACGCTCCATCCGTCGGAAAGCAGACCGGCGAGCGCTTCCGTATTCTGCAGCTTCAGCGTGTACACGTCTCCGCTTGCCGCGTACATAACCGGCACTACCTTAAATTTCCTACTCACCGCTCCGTCTCCTTCTGCTCGTCCAACCACTTCTCAAAAAGCCGGTAAATGTCCAGCGGGATGGTTTTGACCGGCTGGAATTTGAGCCGTCGCATGCAGTCGGCGCACACCTCGGTGAATGTCTTCGCCTGACCGCCATAGATGAGGCCTATGGAATAGACGGGGCTCGAGCACCACCGGCCGCACAAATCGCAGGTGTGCATATCCTGCGTGACCAGCTCATCACGCTGCGGCAGGAACGGATTCCCCGCACCCCTTTCATCCACGGCTGCGGCGAGCGCCTTCCTGATCTCGTCCCTGGCGTAGAGGAAGGCGTTGTGTCGGGTCTGGGCGTAGCCGACGAAGGGGGTATTGCCGTCCCTTGTCGCGGCGCGGACGGCTTCGAGTTCCTGGTCGATGAGTTTGTTGAGCACGCCGATGGCGATGTCTGCTTCACTGTCTTTCATTTCGTTTCCCTTCGTATTTGCTGGATGATCGTCTCGTATGGTTTGCGGTGGAAGATGCGTATCCACCATTCGGGGCGGCGGCCCCATATGGTTTTGACTTCGGTGAGAGGAAACCATGATACGTACCATTTTGAGCAATTTCCGCAGTACAGCACCTCGCCTTCCTCCTTCGGTCTGGGATGCTCATGGTCGAACGCTGGCGGCCTTGGCACCAAATAACTTCGATTGCTCATTTTGTGTCCTTGAGTGTGATGCGTTTCATTCCTTCGCCGCCTTCATTTCTTGGATTTCACCGTCGAAAAAAATCGATGATGAGATTGCAGATGGCGGCCGCCGACGTTTTGAGCTGGGCTTTTTCCTCTTCGTTTTCGGCTTTGATGGCGAAAACGGCATCCTTGCTGTTGAAATTGATTCTCATTTCGTGTCCTTCGTGGTTGGGCGGACGGTGAATGCGACGAGTCCGGTCTCGGCATGGAATACCTTGGCCGGCTCGCCAGTCCTCAGGGACATGGCCTGCGCGTAGTCGCCGGCATCGTCGATGTTCTCGAACGTTCTGATGCCTTCCGTGGTGACGACGTTGTAGCTCATCTTGCCGGCTCCTTGTCCGCGCCGCTCACATGGCTCCAGTCGCAGGACAGGCCGCCTTGCTTCTCCCATGCGTAGACGACACAGTCCACTTTTCGCGTGTCCTGCAATGTGATGACGCATTCGTAGAAGCCGTGGGTGGTGCCTCCGTCGGTGCATTGCGAGTCGATGGGTTTGACCGCATGCGCCGGCGTGGATGCTTTGGTCGAGCTGCCGCATCCGGCGAGCGCGACGCAGAGTGCGAGGGTGATGGCGGTGAGGGCGGCGCAGATGGTGTTTCTCATTGTTCAGTCCTTTCCGTAGATGGCGAGGCTTCTTATGCCGTCGCTCATGCTGTTGAAACATGTGTTCGGATCGTGGTCGATGATGTCGTTTCCGATGCCCTGGAAGCGGAGGGTGGCGGTGCCGTCCGGCCAGCGGATGAGTTCGAGCCGGCCGTCGATGACGACGTCCTGGTCGGTGCGGGCGATGCAGCGGCGGCCGATCAGGATGGCCGGGTCGGCCGACCGCCACTTGTGCAATGGGACGATGATGCTCATTCCCGGCCACCCATCCAGCCGATCAGGAAGGCGAGCGCCAGGAGGATTATCGCGGTGTGGCTCATGCCGTTCCTCCGATCTCCGGGCTGGCCAGCATCTCGGTGATCGCGTCCTTGGCTATCAGGCGCCATGGTTCGCGGCCGTCGTCGTCGAGGTTTTCCCACGTGAGGTGTTTGCGGTGGCCGTTGGCGTGGAATCGGTTGTAGATGGCGTGCGCGACGGCGTATTGCGTGTCGAGGCTGATGACGAGCTGGTCTTGCTGGTCTTCGGTCATTGGTAGGTCTCCGGTCTTGGCGGTGCGAGCAGTGCGGCGATCGCGTAGCTGGCGAGGCTGGTGGCGAGCGCCGCGATGGTCAGTGCGGTGTGGATGGCGAGCCACGTGATTGGTGTCCACTGGTGGAGCGCCTGTCCGATGATCGCCCTGATGACGGCGTGCGGGATGAGCAGCAGCGCGAGGAGGGTGAACAGCGTGGCCATGGCGTCTCCGAGCCGGTCGGCGAGGTGGCTGATGGTCTTTCTCACTTGTGGTCTCCCGTCTTGACGGCGAGTGTCTCGAGCATGGCCTTGTAGTCTTTGATGTCGCGTGCGATGCAGGATTTCACCCGGTACGGGCCGCTGTCGCCCTGGTATGGATCCGGGGCGCCGAGCACGGTGACGAGTCGGCGGATGGTGGCCATGTCGTATTTGCGGTAGGTGAGCCACACGTCAGGGTTGAGGTTGAGTCGGCGGAGGAAGTCAAGGTCGAAGTCCACGTTGGTCCCCGCGGGGACGAGGGAGAAGCGCTGGGAGAGCGAGTCAAGGAATTCCTCCACGGCGTTGGCCACGACGACCATGCTGTCATTGCGCACGGAGCCTCCCATGAGTTCTAACAGCAGGCCGTTGTCGGTGTGCATGGAGAAGGCGACGGGGCTCATGGACAGGAGGTCGAGTCTGTCCGGGCGGATGATGCGGGACAATGATCCGAACTTTTGTTCGCCCAGCATGTCGGTACATTCCATACCGATCTCCAATGGCAGGCTTTTGCGCCTGTCCACGCCTGTGGTCTCAAAGTCGATCCACAGCAGCGCCTCCGGTTTGCCGTTATTCTCGTGCATTTGTCATTCCTTCCGTTTGAATTGTCAATGTTTCGCGCATGGTCAATGGCGTGGCCGTGCCGTCCTGGTTGAGCCAGAGCCATCTCCCCTGCCAGTCGCGCACTGGGGTGGAGAGAGGATCTATGCCGAGCGGGACTATCAGCCCGAGGCGTTCGGCCTCCTTCACATGCTGGTGGACCCACCCATGGCAGCCGGTCGTGCCCGAACCGCACAGCTCGACGATGTTGGCCGGACTGTGCCGCACATCCGGATCCGCCGCCCGCCGCAGGCGGATGACGGCAT